ATCACATTTGCTCGTGATTTGCTCCAACAACTTAAACTTCAAACACAAATTGAACCTCATTTGAAATGACTGACTTCTCTCAAAAACGATTTGTTGATTTGGGACAAACTCTTTATACAGAGTGGTTGAAAACTTGTTCTAATATGCAAAGTATTACTGAACAAGAACGACGAGAAGTGTTCAAGTTCGGTGCTGAACTTGCATTTGAGGCAGCAGAAGAGTTTGTCAAAGTTTTCAATCATCAGGAGGAGAACTGAAATGACTATCAAAGCAACTGAACTTCTCAAACTCTTTTCCAAAGCAAAGTAATTCGTATCTATGAAATGTTCCATCCAGAAGGATTTGATGAAACAGTATTCATCAATCAACAAGGTGAAACTAACTGGGATAAGAGATGTTATAGTTTTGATTATATGATGGATGTTCTTGATGAAAAGTTGGAAGAAAAACGACAAGAGGAAATCAAAGAACAAAAACGACAAGAACTTCTTGCTCGTTTGACTGATTTTGAAAAGGACTTGCTTGGAGTAAAATGACTGAACACGCAAAGTTTGTATTCATCACTCGCACAATCAATCAAAAGACAGGTGCTCATTATCTGGATGCGATTGATGACAAAGGACAACACTGGATGGCACAAATGATACATGGAGTAGAGCCCTGGTTGTGCTATACTAAGGTATGGTATAAAGACCCTCAACAACCTTACGATCTATGACTGAAACCGACATCTCAAAAGTTCTCATAGAAGGAGAATACGCAACCATTATGGGTGTGAAGTATAAGAGAGTGGAAGAACCAAAATCACCAGTAGAAGAAGCATACAAAGAGTGGTGGGGACAATATCCTGAATTGGAAACTGATTCCGAGTATGATGATATGAGGTGGCAGGGTTTCCAAGCAGGTTATGAACTAGCACAAGTAAAAGATGGGTGCCCTGAACCACCTGATGAACCAGAGTATTATGATGAAGTAGAGTGGGATGAGAAGGACAATCCTAAACCTGTATATAATGCGATTGAACGATTGGCGAAAAAATATCAAGCACAAAAACTCTATAATATTCTGAAAGATAAATGTGGATTTTCCAAAGATGCTTGTAATGAAATTGTAGATACGGTTGAAGAATGGTTGCCGAAAGAACAATCAGCAGCAGGAAGTCAAAATGTTTATGTGGAGTGTAGTGTGGAAGGTTTCAACGATTGTCTTACTAAAATCAAAGGTAAATTGCGATGAACGAAGAACACGGGCACATTCCAGATGGTTTCTTTCTTTCTGATAATGAAATAGAAGACCTTCGTAAGTCCAAAAAAGAATTAACAGAATATGGCAAACAGAGGTTGAAAGAACTTATCTACAAAGAGGATATGCGAAAAATGGAAGATGCCGCAAAAGACCTTGTTCATAAAAATCTTACACACGAAGAAATGACCATAGGAGAACTTATGGACACTGAAAAGTTTCAGGAAGAACTTTCTAAACAGAAAGTATTTGATGCTGATAAGTTTGCGGAGGAAGAACGCAAAGAACGAAGTGATACTGTCCTGCGACGATATAATCATTTCTATAATGAGGAAGTTTCTGGACTTACTCACGGCACACCCGTAACGATGGAACAGTTACAAGCAATCACACTGGACTGTGCTGTTGATGCTCTTATGTGCGAAAACCTGAATGTGGAGTATAATGCGATTGCGATTGATGACATCAAAGATTTGATTGAAGGATTGTATCGGCAGAGTAATGAGTTTCTAAAGAGAGTAGAAGAGTTCAAAGATAGTGCTGACGGTGTGGCATAATGAACATTACATTTAAACAGCATATTCTCTTGTTAGCAGGACTTACATTGTTGTGTGATGAATCTGCAAAGGTTAATAACTCTGAAATGCAACACGAAATTCTAGAACTTTCTGCTATTGTTCAAGAGTATGCTGAAAGAAGGCAAAGGGCAGATGAACGACGAGAAAAACTATCATGAGCCGTTTTACAGAAAATCCCGATGAGATTGTACTGAAAGATGTGGAGATGTTTCATCTTGAGAGTATGAACGAACGGAGCCTGTGGGTGGGCATTTACACACAAGACAAAAAGATTTACCACTTGAATATTCACGCAGATGGTGATAAACTTAAATACTATTGGAGTAACGAAACAATCTAAAACTCAAAGGAGAACACTAAAATGAAACTTTGCAATCTTATCTTTTTCTCACTTATTGGTGTTTGTGTTGCTGGTATGGTGTATGCTAATACTACTTCAGAAAAGACATCACAACACACATCTACCGTTTCTGGAACATCTGGCGATTTGAATTGTTCTGGATCATCCTGTGTTGTAAAAGAAAAATGAGATTTGAAGAACCAACAAAATGGGAATATTTTCTTGATGGTTTCCGCAACATCTTGTATATTCTTGACTGTTATGATGACGGTGATACTTGGGGATATGGAGAGTTTTGGGAATCTTTGAATATTGGATGGTATAGGGAATATATCTTTCCTTATGATGATCCTTATTATCCAACTATCAGTCCAGAACGCAGATTGCGATTATCAGAAGAACCAGAAAAGATTATTCTATCAGAAGAAGCATTTGATGAACTTGTGCGACGAATCAATGAACCACAAGATCCTGCTGTGGTAGAAAGAATTAAAGAACTTATGAATCGTAAAGCACCTTGGGATGACTGAAAAATCTAAAATCTTTTACAACATATGGTGTTGTGCTTACCAACGCAGACATATGTATCGTGGAACACCCCGAGAACATAGAGAACATACTACAATCCGTATGTGTCTAGATATGAAAGATGCTAAATGGTATCAGTTTGATACGGAGAAACCACGTTATGTTTAGTACACCAGTTAGAGGAACAGCAAAAAAGAAAACCACTATGAACTGGTGGGAATACTGGATTGGACACTGCTGGATGACAGGATGGCAAACTATTCGTATGTCATTCCGTAACTGGCGTGACTTAATGGCAGGCAACTATAAAGATTATGCTCTGATGTTCTATGACGATCCTTATGAGGAATGTTATAGTTGTTTTTGGTCATATTTGGGTGATGATGATGTGTTGCCCAAAGAGTTTCTTGAAGGTTTAATGGAAATGGCAGATCGTATTGAACGTGGTGAAGAAAAACTGATTCCATTGAATGAAGATTTCTTTGATAAACTAAAAGAACTCACTGAGGATGTAGAATTGGGAGAAGATTAATGGGAATGTTTGATTATATTCGTTCTTCATATAATCTAGGGGAACAGTTCACAAATGTAGAGTGTCAGACAAAAGAGATTGAAGATCATTATAGTGGTACGATGTCTCACTTCTGGATAGATCCTGCTGGTTATTTGTGGTGTGGTGATTATACTGGCACCGCTGCTATGGAAATCTATGAAGAAGGGCATCCAAAATATGATGCTGACAGAAAGTGGATGAACTTTGAGTGGATTCCTACAGGACAGCATGGCAAGTATAGAGTTCATCCCATCACAAAATATGTGGAGATTTATCCAGCACAATGGGAGGGACAGTGGGAGGATTGGCCCCGTTGCCGAATCCACTTCAAGTGTGGTAGAGTGATTGAGTACGAAACATTCCTAAGGAATGAAAGAGTTTGATTAGTACAGAACTATTTCCATATGAAACCTTCCCAATTCGTCTTCAGTTTGGTGAGGTTAAAAATCCTACAGTATGCCACTTCCAATGCCAAGAACACCTTGACAAATACCTAGAAAAGTATAAACTGGATAAGAGAACTATTAAACTTGATTATCGTGATGGAGAACCCACTAAACCCAGTGAAAAACGTAAGAGAAGTGTGGAACAAAAACCTGAACCAAAGAGTAAAGGAAGTTCTGGTGCAGGTAAAAAACGAACCACCCGCTTGGATTCCGTTGGAAACACTTCTCGCACTACAAAGCGTAAAAAATGACGGAACAAACTAAACTTATTCTTGCATTGATGCAAATTGATAATCTTACCAATTTACTTGAAGGTAATGAATATCAAAAGTTTATGCATAGTCATCTCATTTCAATTCAAGTAGAACTCAAACGACAATTAAGTCATTATGGAAAAACAACTGATTGATGATTGCTTCTATGTGCAGCAAAAGAAGTATGGTTTGTGGTACTCTACTGATAAAGATGGTAAGGGGTTGATTACTGCACTTACTGAAGAAGAATGTGTCAAAGCAACAAGATTCTATCTGAAAGGATTGCAAGAAGGTTGGGATGATGCTAACATTGTTAAACACGAAGGAACTGTAGGAGGAAAACTCTGATGGCACTACGCACTTTTATTGATAAAAATGGCAATACTTGGGAGTGGAATGAAACTCCAGAAGTTATTGCTGCAATTAAAAAACTAGCAGAGTTTGCTGGTAATTATCCTGGTCCTCTTTATGCACCCCACCCACACATCAAAAATGAAACTGAGACTGACACCAAATCAACAGATGTGGTCTAATATCTTTCAGTGTGCTGTTGAAAGATCCAATATTTACTTTAAAGAAAAAGATCTAGATAGACACGCAAGAGAGCATACAACAGTTGCATTAGCACTTCAAAAAGGAGATCAGTTTTGGAAAGAACTCTTGTAGAACAACCCTATCATGTTCTTGATCCAACTACTCCTTGGTATGAGTGGATGTCATACTTAGAGTGTTGTTACAGTTTGCAAACAAAACCTAGCATGAATAGATTTCTTGCATACAATAGATATTATAATTCTATTGTAAAAAAATGAATTTTATTCGTTGGTTATTTGCTCCCACGGAAAAAGAAATGATAGAAGAAATGGATGTTTATTCCATTCTTCTGCACCTAGAACAACGCATTGAACAATTAGAGTTAGAAAACATAGAACTCACTAATGCTTTGTATGAATCTGAAAACAAACTACAATCTCAGATTGACAACATACACCCTGTCGTTTACAATTTACAAGACTTTACCTTAGACAAATGACTTATTCTGTTACTCTCCAATCTCCTGACGGTACTGAAACTGTTATTCAATGTGCTCCTGATCAATATATTCTTGAAGCAGCAGAAGAGGCAGGTGTAGACCTTCCTTCTTCATGTAAAGCAGGTGCTTGTTCTGCATGTGCAGGTAAACTGATCAGTGGCACCGTAGATAATGAAGAGCAATCTTTTCTTGACGATGAACAGCAAGCAGAAGGATGGGTTCTTACTTGTGTAGCATATCCCACCAGCGATTGTGTAATCCTTACCGAACAAGAAGAGAACCTCTGATGTATGAACTAGACGATTTTGAGAAGGCACTTGCACACTTTGGTACAAGGGTAGACATTATCGTTGCTCTAGAAATGGGAGGCAAATTAGATGCTGACACTGCTTACAAAAATATTAAGACTGAACTCAAAGAACTCAAACGATTGCGAAAGTCTCTCAAAAAAGACAAGGATCTGTGATAAATGTGGAGTGGTAAAACCACTTGACAAAGACCACTATCAAGTTGTAAAATATTTTCGTGATGGTTTCTCCTACTACTGCCACGAGTGTTCTAAACCCAAACCAAGAAATGATTGACTTTGATTATAAAAAGTATTCTCTTGAGAATCTTGAAAATTGGTTACATGATGCAATGTCATCTGGTGAAGCAACACCAGATGAAATCTATGATCTTATTATGAAAGTTGTTCGTGAAAACTATTATCATCACAAACATCATGCAAGTCAAGCATATGAACTTCTTTGTAAATTGAATGATAATGGTCAATCTTATGAAGATGTAATTAAAGAAAGGGAGTATTATGAACCTTCTATGCCACCTTGGGGACATAGTGATCTGGAATACCTTATTGCAAATAAAAAAGAAAATAAAATCGTGAAGTGGCAACTTCCTGTACAAGTTGATGGTTTGACTGGAGATTGTTTTGTACAGTTTCCTGATGATTTGTTGGAAGCAGCAAATCTAAAAGAAGGTGATCAAGTAGAATGGATTGATCGTAATGATGGTAGTTTTGAATTGAGGAAAGTAAATGGCACTAAGTGAATCAGTAGAACAAAGTTTGAAAGAAGCAGAAGCAGCACTGCGTAATGCACTTTCGTATGCTGCACGTCAAGAAAAACCCTTCGTTGCAAGAGAAATCTCTTCAATGATTTGTTCTATTGACAATCTAATTAAAGTTGATCAACTTGTAGATAAACTTGAAGATCGTATGAAAGGATTTGGTGATGAGCGTGGTGGATTTGGTACATTCTTTGGTTCGTAAAGAACTGTTAATCAATCCCAAAGAGAACATTAAGGATCACCACAACTCCCTTAAATAGTGTTAGGATATGAACATAATCGCGGGAGCAAAAGTATGACACTTCCTTCAAAAGGAAACGCAAACTTAACAGAGGAGGAGTTTAATGAAATGACTGCACTCAAAAATGTAATCAATCAACGTCCTGCTGCTGTAGTTCCAGCAAAGATGGAAGAGTTTACTGAATACTTGGTGCGAAGTTTGAGAGAAAAAGGTGGTTGAAAAAGAGAGGCAGAAATGCCTCTCTTTTTTTCTAAATACTTGAAAAAGTGTTATGTCATCAACAAGTCTAAACGAATCTTTAGCATGTGTTGCTTTGGGATATGTAACTTATAAAAATGACCATAGTTTGGAGGACTTTCATAATCTTATCACCAAAACAAGTGGAAATCTGTGGAATAAGGTGATTGCTAGATGCGAAGTGTCTGATAGATCTGTTGTAACGTATAGAAATGCCTATGCAGATAAGGATGGAAAAATAAATTCGTGGATTTATACCTCATATTATACTGCTTTAGAAATTATAGATAAATTAAAAATACAAAATTTGCAAGACTATAAGTTTTCTAAAGTGGAAAAAAATGACAAATATATGTCATATATTCTTAAACAAAAAGCGACTTCTGCGATTAAAAAATATTCAAAATTAATTTTAGGAAATCGTGCAGGAATACTTGGAACTTTGAACGCTGATAAAGTTAATATTGGTGATATTTTTATTATAAAGAATAATTCAAAAAAATATAAGGAAATCAAAACTCTAATAGAAAACACGGATGTAACAGAATCGAAATTAAAAAAAGATGTTCTTGAAAATGAAAAAGAATTCCTTACAATGGAAAAATATAGAAATTTGATGATTGAAGCATGGAAAGATAATGAAATATATTCAGTTTCGCTCAAACAACTTGATGAAAGTGCTAAAAAAATTCCTGTAAAAGTTTTTAACTTACCGTCAACACTTTCAACAACATTCTTAGAACAGCAGCAAGATGAATTTGCTACCTATTTGTCATACTTAATGAGGAAAGCAAAAGAACCTGGAAATACATATCAGCAATTTGAAAATGCTATAAATGAATTTGTTGATATAAAACCAGTTGTATTTACTGATAATGACAGATTGTTAGTCTATTTTGATTTGGTATATAAAAGACAAGAAAGAAAACATTATCACATCTTTACAAACTTTGGAACTGGTAATGCAATTCACTTTGTTCCAAAAGGGTCTAAATCTGCTAGTGGTGAGGGTGGTATTACTGTCAATTATTTTTATACACTTACTAAAAATTATCCAAAATTAAAAACTTTCTTCCAAGAATTATCTGATGCAAGAATATATTATTTTGAGCAAGCATGTAAGAAATATAATTTAGATTCCAAAAGTATAAACAAAGATCTTGGAATTAATTCAATATATTCTGGGAAATATGATAGTTCTCTTTACCTTGCAAAAAACTATGAAGAACTTGCAGATAAAATGTTAGAGGGAAGAAGTGCTTATGGTTATTTGAGTAAGGGTAATGCCAATCTCACCGCAAATGTGGAGACGCTTCAAGAATTTTTTTCACAATATACAGAGTATTTGTCAAAATCACCTGGATCTATGGGTAAATTTTTGGGAATAGCAAATAAATCTAAGATTTCTATTAGGGGAAAAATATCTAAAATCAAAAAGGAGATAGAAAAAGAAAAGAAAAAGAAAGGTTTATTGAATAAAGATGATAGAATAAAAATTTTGAGTAAATATAAATCACAATTTTCCACAGAATACAAAAAATCATATACGCTTTTAACTAATGCTGAATTTGGATTTTTCTTTGCAAAACATCAAGCAGATGTTGAAGAAGTATTGAAAAAACAAGTTCTTTTGTCTTTTTATGCAGCAGCGAGTGGAAGAGGATATATTATTTTTGATGGAAAAAGATTTTCCGAAGATGATATATTTGAAAAAAATGTATCCCCACCTCCATTCCTTAAGGTCGGTATGTAAACTGGCACACTGACTTGCCACAGCACCCGATTTCTGGTATTGTTACTACATTGATTCTTAATTCATGATTTCTTTTCGCGAACACCAAAAAGAATGTCTTGATGCGACTGAAGTTCATTCTAAGGGTATTATCTGCGCAACGACAGGTGCAGGTAAAACCCTTGTTGGTATTGGTGACACAATAAGAGAGTTTGAGAAAGAAACTCCTCAAACTGTTGTAGTTGTTGCTCCTCGCATTTTGCTTGCGAATCAACTCTCCTCTGAATATCTGGAACACATCACAAATGCTTCTGTGTTTCATGTGCATAGTGGAGAAACTCATCATCATTCTTCAACAAAATCAGATGTTTTGTTCAACTGGTGTTTCCATACAAAAACTCATAAACTCATCTTTACCACCTATCATTCTCTTCATCGTGTGATGGAGTCTGGTATCAAAGTCAATACAATTCACTTTGATGAGGCACATAACAGTGTGCAAAAGAACTTTTATATTGCCACTGAATACTTCAGTCAACATGCAGATCGCTGCTATTTCTATACTGCAACTCCCAAGTATTCTTCTACACCAAAGAAACCTGGCATGAACAATGTGCAGGTTTATGGTAACATCATTGCAAATGTTCCTGCACCCCGAATGGTGAATGAAGGTTATATTATTCCTCCTAAGATTGTTGCTAAACAAGTATCATTGAACAGCACCAATGTCTTTGAACGTGACTGTAATCATCTGATTGAAAGTATTGATGAGGCAGAGGTTTCTAAGGTTCTTGTGTGTGCCAAAGCAACCAAACAAATCACTTCTCTGATCTCACAAACTGATTTCTGTTTGCAACTGGAGGAACGTGGATATTCTTGGATGGTGATTACATCTAAGACTGGTGCAATTATTGATGGCAAAAAGGTAAATCGTGAAGAGTTCTTTGATACTCTTCATGAGTGGAGTAAGGATGATTCTAAGAAGTTTGTTTTGCTTCATTATTCTATTCTGTCTGAAGGTATCAATGTCTCTGGACTTGAGGCAGTGATCTTCATGCGCTCTATGGATGCTATTGGTATCTGTCAGACTATCGGACGTGTTGTTCGCTTGCACCATAAAGATGCAAAGGGACTGCGAGAAGGTTCTATTGAACCAGGCAATCTGTCACAATACCATAAATCTTATGGACTTGTTGTGATTCCTACCTTTAATTCTGTTAGCATCAGCACTGCCAAGAAAATCCAAAACGTTGTTGATACTGTATTTCAACAAGGTGAACCTGCTGTTTCGGTGATTAAAAAATGAAAGAAGGATTTGAAACAAAAGATGGATACGCTGCTGTACCTTGGGGAAAACGCTTGGTCGTTATTTACAATGGAGAACAATTAACTGATGTGAGCACAGTATTGCAAGCACAAAAGTTCATCAAGCAACACCGCACCACTCCTCAAAGCGGTACAGTATTTGTTCAAAAATAATGAAAAGTGAGTTTTACGTTGAGAGAGTTGAGCGAAAGGAAATTGAGCATTTGCTTCTCACTTATCATTACTTGAAAGATTATTCAAAATCTTTTCGTTCTGGATACAATTATGCCCTTTTTAAGGGAGATCCTAATTGTATCCTTCGTCCAACAGGAACTTGCGTAGGCGTAGTTGTATTCACTGGATTACCTGTACCTGAAATTGCAAAAGGCGCATTTGGTCTTGAAAGAAATCAACAGCAAGGACTTTTTGAACTTTCAAGACTTTGTGTTCATCCAGATATTCAAGAGAGTGAGCATAACATCACATCTTGGTTGGTTTCAAGAGCAATAAAACAATTTCGCAAAGATGTTAAAGTAAAAGCAATTTTATCCTATGCTGACAATGATTTTCATCGTGGAGTAATCTATCGCGCTTGTAATTTTAGATATTATGGTCTTACAGATAAAAAGAAAGATTTCTACTACTTAGATGGAACTAAACATTCTCGCGGAAAAACAAAGGATTCTGCTGGTGAGTGGAGAGAACGTAGCAGAAAACATAGATTTCTAATGGTATTTGATAAAAATCTAAAAGTTCTCTGGGAGGAGCAGAAGTGGATCAATTCTGAAACTGTCCACTCCTCTCCCATTGACTTACAAAATGCCTTATGTTAATCTCATGAGGTAACATCCTCATGTCTACCCTGTTTCATTTTCAAATGAACTTTTCCGAATTTGTTTCATCTTACTATGAAATTAAAGCGAGAGGTTTTATTAAATCTCATCGCAAAGGTGATACTGGAGTTGGGCATACTTTTGAACAGGAACTTGGACTAACAGAAAATTGCATCTCTGGTCCTGATATTGAAGGCAAAGAGATCAAAGCGGCAAGAAAGGGTGCGGGAGGAAAACAAACCCTTTTTACCAAAGAGGGATCATGGCAGATGCCTCAATTAAAGTTTATTGAAGAATTTGGATTTGCACACAATAAGTATGCAAATGAGTTGTCTGCACAATCAACAGTAACTAGAACAAAGAATAATCGTGGATTTTGGATTTATACCTGCGATGAGTATGTTTGTATCAAACATCAAGAAATAGATATTGTTAAGTGGGATTGGAACTCTCTCATTCAACAATTTGCTTTCAAATTTCCTGCTTGCATCAAAGTCTTTGCTGATGTTAAAAAGGTAGATGGTGAAGAATACTTTCACTATAATGAAGCATATGTCTACTACAGTGTAGATAAAAATCTGTTTCGGGAAGCAATTGAAAATGATATAATTTCAATTGACTTTAGACTTAGAACTCAATATAATGTTGGTAGTGGTAAGGGTGTGCGTAATCGTGGAACATGTTTCCGTATAAAACACTCTGATATGGATAAACTGTTTGTTAAAGAGGTTTTAGAATGATTGATACTATTCTCTATGGAGATTGCCGTTCAACACTTAAACAGTTTGCAGATGCTGGAGTGAAGGCACAAATGTGTGTGACTTCACCACCATATTATGGATTGCGTGATTATGGTAATGAGGATGAACAAATTGGTTTAGAAGAAACTCCTGAAGAGTTTATTTCTCAACTGGTTGAAGTGTTTAGAGGTGTGCGCGATGTGCTTGCAGATGATGGTACATTGTGGGTGAACATTGGAGATAGTTACTATAACTATAGACCAGGTAAAGGGCAAAAAATTAACAAACAATCAGTATCTAAAACTCTACAGGATCTTCCCCAAGAAAAGTGTCCACGTAGAGGAAATAAATTGGAAGGATTGAAAGATAAAGATCTTATCGGGATTCCATGGATGCTCGCTTTTGCCTTGCGAGATGATGGTTGGTATTTGCGTCAAGATATTATCTGGAGCAAACCTAATCCAATGCCTGAGAGCATGAAGGATCGCTGTACAAAATCACATGAGTACATTTTTCTCTTTTCTAAAAGTAAAAATTACTACTTTGATGTAGAATCAATTAAAGAACCTACTGTAGACGGAAATGCACTAAAACGTAAAAAAAGTGTTTGGGAAGTTCAAACTAAACCATACAAAGATGCTCACTTTGCAGTTTATCCACCAGAATTAATTGAACCTTGCATTTTAGCAGGATCTAAAGAGGGAGATATTGTCTTAGATCCTTTTATGGGTAGTGGAACAACTGCGGCAGTATCAAAGTATCACAATCGCAATTATATTGGATGTGAACTTCATAAAGAATATGGAGATCTTATAGAAAGAAAGGTAGGAGAGTTTTGTAGTAGTGTGCCACTTGAAAAGGTGGCACACGAAACGCCAAATCCCCTGCTGGATGCCCTATCTTAAGTTCATGAGGCACAGAGATCGCCTCTCCACAAAACACTTCACTCTCATGGCAACTCGCTCTCGCATTGGTATTCAACTCACTGACGAATCTGTGCTTTCAGTGTATCACCACTGGGATGGTTATCCTGAATGGTTGGGTCGCATCCTGAAGACGCACTACAACACCAAAGATAAAGTTGCCGAACTGATTGATGGTGGAGACATGAGCACTTGCTGGGCAGAAAATAAAGAACCTGAGTATTATTCTGCTCGTGGTGAGAATTGTCCTCCTCGCCTTGATGCTGACCTGTGCGAATATCTTCTTCCCGATAACAGCGAAGAGTTTGCATATGTCTTCCGCAATGGTGAATGGGTGTGCTATAATATGAATCAGTTTGACGATTCCAAACTTCCTGAAGTCGTTGAAATCCCTTCTGGTGCTCTTGCTGTTTGATTTATGAAAACTTCTACTGCTCTTGGTGTTGTTGCTGGCGCTATTGTTATTGTAACCGCCAGCATATTATTTGAAGCATGGTTACTTGGTTTGATTTTGTCTTGGTTTAGTGTATCATTGACCTTCTGGCAGAATCTTGCTATTGTGATTCTTGCCAATATGATTTTCAAAAACTCTGGAGGTTCTTCTAAATGAACCGTAAGTACATCACCGTATTTGCATTAGGTTTTCTTGCTATGATTGGTTGGAATGTCTTTCTAGTTCAGCGCGATGAGCGAATGTATGATGCTTATTATCGCACAAAAGCAATAGAGAATCTCAAACATTCTCCAAGTAATCAGATTAGGTGATTTACTTTCTGATCATTTCAGCAGCATTTGGATGGTGCTTTACTGTCCTATTTTCAAAACACTTTGATTACCTAGACGAGAGAAACTCCAATGATTCCAAAACGACTTCGCGATCTCATCAAACAGGCAGAAATGGATAAAGTAGCAGAAGAGTTCTGGAAAGAAGTTGAACGTGAGGCAGAAAAACTTGAGGTTACAGTTGACTACTATCTTGCGGAGTTTTATTGATGACTTTTCTATTTGGAATGGGATTGGGTGCTGTTCTTACAATAGGTTTTGCCTTTCTGATGACAGCAGGCGATGATGACGTTGACAATTTCAATAACTGACATTAAACTTAAGAGGTAATTTACAAAGACAAATGGCACAAAAGTTTCTCTACATCGTTGACCACTACATTCCTTTTCCTTCAAGTGAGTATGGTGGACTTTGGAATGTGATTGCTGAAGATGACAATGAATGTTTTGATTTGATTGCTGCAGAAGATGATGGAAACTTCTATGAGCAACACTACACTACTCTTCGTGAAAATGTGTTAAGTGCCAGAACTTATGCTCTTGCAGAAAATGTAGAATCTAATGTAGTTGAATCTTTTACAACCTGATGATTGACACCTCTCTAAATCGCATTGAGTTTAATCTCAAGCAACAGTATCAAGAACGAATCACTTTTCTACAACAGAAGATTACTGTGCAGCAACATGAAATCTTGCGACTCCAAGAACAAATCAAATACATGTCAAAAGACAGATTTTACGATTGCTGAGTTTCCACACAAAGCACCCAAAGGTTATTCTTATGAGTTTGAAGAGTTCAAGCGTGGAGTTATTGCTATATGGTTGTATTGCCATCGCAAGTTTGTTTACAATCATGGTGCTCCAACAAGAACCATCTGGGGATTCTATAAAATCAAAACCAGAGAATACTTCTCCCCCATCAATAGCAAGACAATCGGTGCTTGTGTAAATATCAAGGACACGCGGAATTATACCGCGATGCCAATTAAACAATCTCCACTGGATTCGTTCTTTGTATGAACTACAAACCACAAGTCAATGACTATGTAAAATGGACAAAAGGTGTTGAAGGTTGGATTTATTTTAAGGATTCTGAATACATAACAATTGAAGTATCAGTTAAACCTAAAGATGAAGACAATTATTATGCTTGCATCTTACATAAAAATGAAAGGGTTCTTGTGGTTTGTTACAAAGAAGATTGGAAACATTTAGAGTACATAAAGTCAAGAAAGTCAGTCCATGAAGAAGAAAAAAACTGCTTGGAGATTACTTGCTAAGGCATTGGGTGAAAAAGCAAGTAAATGCGATAATGAGGCGGATAAGGTAGCACTTATTCGCCTTGTGATGTTTCTATCCATTTTCATCACCAACTGCTTCATTGTTGCAAATGCAGTTAGACATTGGAATGATGTCCCAACAATAAATAATCAAAAACAATAAGTAAAATGCTAACATTTAGAGAGTTCTACGAAATCTGTGAAGGTAAAAGACCTAACACTCCACCTCATGCGATTCCTGGAACTTACAAGGAAGTAGATGGTGTTAAAACTTATACTCTTCAGGGATATAGTGGTCCAATAGGCAAACCAAAGAAAAAAGAAATAGAAAAACTTGTAGTTAAACGTAGTGGCGGTGGTGCCGTTAAAAAGGAATTAAAAAGAAGAGAAAAAATTAAGGAAGATATTGCGCAACGAAGAATTGCAGCAAGACAGCAGAGATCTGATCAAATTGCATCACAAAGACAAAACGTTGCAGATTATCACTCCGCACAGCAATCATCCAAGCAAAAAGAAAACGAGCGTGAGCAATTAAAGAAAGAAATTAAAAGAGAATTAACAAACGAACAGCATCCAACAATGCAACCCAATGAGTATAACAAACAAGTTGCAAGACAATCTGCACGTTGGAAAGGTATGCAAATTCGTCAAGCACATGGAGAAATGGAGCATCAGGCAGGCGCTGAAGTTGCAGCAAAGAAAGCAAGAATTAAAGCAATTATGAGTCGTTAAGTGGACAGTCAGACAACTGGCACCATAAACTCCACAAGCACCCCAATTTGATCTATATTACATTTGTTCAGTCAAGGAGCACTTCATGAACGATTTTGATGATTTCCAAATTGAAGAATCTACTGGTTTTGATTTTGCTGAAGCATCATACGATGGACTTTTTGATGAGGTTGAAGATGAAGACAAATCTTTCAACTCTTTTTTGAACTCCAACTACGATTATTGATTATGACTGATACTGTAAATGTTCTGCCTCATCTTCGTGAACTTCAACAAACTTGGAGGGATCAAGACTTTACCTTCACTAAACAGCAACAGGAAGAATATGACATGCTGATTGTTGCTCGCCGTGAAAGGGTAAAATACTTTTTTGATAATGATTTGGTGTGCAAAATTAGCAAATCTGCTCAAGATAAACTGAAAGAGGACAATTAACCAACTGTCACAGTGGAACTCGCAAAGTTCCCTTTTTGTTTTATGATGAACCTGTGATTCAAACATCAATGCAAAACAAGCACATTGAGCATCCTGAAGATGAGATCTTGACTGGCAATCTGTCGGTTCTTGATTGGTTCTCGGAGGTAGATTCTACCATCAGCATCAAGATGGACGGTGCTCCTGCTATTGTGTGGGGCACAAATCCCCAGAATGGTAAGTTTTTTGTTTGCACCAAGGCAGCATTTAACAAACAAAAGATTCGCCTTTGCTATAACGAAGATGATGTTTTCACTCACTTTGGACATCAGCATCGTGTAGCACAGATTCTCATCTTCTGCCTTGATTTTCTGCCTCGCACTAAACAAGTGCTGCAAGGTGATTGGATTGGTTTTGGTAAGGGTTTGGATACTTTTACTCCCAATACAATTACCTATAAGTTTCCTGAGAAAGTTTCTCAAGAGATTATCATTGCTCCACACACAATCTACAGTGGTTCTGATGACATCCGTGAGATGACTGCTGCTCCTTTGATGAGCAAACTGATTAGCACTAAAGATTGCTTGTTTGTGCAACCTGACGTTGAACTGAATCCTTATCGTGAAGATTTGGAGGATGTGTGCAAGTTTGCCAAGCAAATGTCTACGTTGTGTGAGTTTGTCAGCGAGAACAAAGCAACACAAATCAAAAAAGAGATTAACTCCTGCATCAGAGAGCAACGGGTCATCTGTGAGGATGAAATTGCAGAAAAATGTGATTGTGACAAGAACCTGATTCGTTTGTGGAAGTTGGTTGCATCAATCAAGGATGATTTGTTTATGTTCATTCATGAGGAGGACGAGATTGAATGTTTCCTTGGTGATGTAGACTCTTTTCACGAAGGATATGTTATCCACAACAAATTCGGATCTTACAAGGTGATTGATCGGGAGACATTCTCTCACGCTAACTTCGTCTTTGCTAAAAACTGGTAAAATGTTTTATTCTATTTTTGAAGATGGATCTCTCCAAGATTACATCAGTCAAAACGCACAAGATCCTTGGGTTGGCACATCTTTTCAGGGTTATGTGTTCATGTCACCGAAACAAAAGGGTGAGTTTGGTGAACGCTTTGTTTCCAAGTTCTTTGAAAGTGTGTTGCTTTGTGATGTAAAACGTGCAAAAACTTCTACTGCTGGGCACGATCGTGTCATTGATGGTATTCTAACTGAAATCAAGTTTTCTCTTGCAACCCGCGACAAAAAGGGTGGCACAAAGAAAGATCAATTCATCATCAATCACGTTTCAAAAGATAAGGATTGGGAGCGTCTTGTTTTCTTTGGTATCAATGAAAATGAGAAAGATTGCCGTCTCTTTTGGTTCAGTAAAGAAGATTTCCTAAGTCATCTTGAGTCTGAGGATTGTCTGTTTGCATCTCAACAAGGTGGCAAATCTATCGGTAATGATGATTATATTTGCACAAAAGTTAATCGTCTGGTAGAATGTTCGTTTGTGAAGAACATAACCGAATGGTAGACCTTTTTCACGGAGATTGTTTAGACATTCTACCAACACTTGCAGACAATTCTGTGGATATGGTGTTGGTAGATTTGCCATATGGAACAACTGCCTGCAAATGGGACAGTATCATTCCTCTGGATAAATTGTGGGAGCAGTATAATAGGATCTGCAAAGAAGATGGTGCAATGGTATTCACTGCTGCACAACCATTTACAACTATACTTGCAGCATCAAATCTTGAGAACTTTCGTTATGAGTGGATTTGGGAAAAACCACAGGGAACTAATCCTATGAACGCAAAGGTGATGCCTCTCAAGTCACACGAGAACATTCTAGTTTTCTATCGTAAGAAACCCACATATAATCCCCAAATGTGGTACTCAACTCCTTACAGTGGTTTCTCATCAGATACCAGCAAGATTGGGGAGGTTTATGGTAAAGCACAATCAAAGCATCGCGATAATCCTGATGGATCAAGGTATCCCAAGACAGTGTTACGATTCAAGCAAGAAAAGGGATTGCATCCTACACAAAAACCTGTAGATCTGATGGAGTATCTGATCAAAACATACAGTAATGAAGGTGATACTATTCTTGATAATACTATGGGATCAGGAACAACTGGTGTTGCATGTGTGAATACCGATAGAAACTTCATTGGAATTGAGAGTGATTCTGAATACTACAAGATTGCTCATGATCGTATTCAGAATCCATTGTTATCATCAATGATCTGACATTTAATAAATACCTAAAAAGTATTGATACAATGGCAAAGGATCAAACTGTAGTAGGAATCACTGGCAAACCAATTCCTAAACCAAGAACTGCAAGGCAACAATATGAACTTGAGAAGAAGAGAAGGATGGAAAAGCATCTTGGTAAGAATGTTGGTGGAACACAGTATAGATCTGATGTAAATCCATACTATAATCCTAGAGCAAGAACATTTGAGGAGTTTATGTCAATTTGTGAGGCAAAAGTTCCTGTTACTCGTCAAGCAGGTGATTTTAGATATTCTGGCAGAACTGGTGAAGAGAAAGCACAGAAAAGAGTAGCAGCACTTAGAAGAAGAAATACTACAGCAGACTCAAGGCGAGCAAATACAATTGAAAAAAGAATTAAAACAGTAGCAGATCGTGATACTGCAAGAGCAAGTTCTGATGCAAGGCAGAAACTTTATCGTGGACAACAAAGAAGAGCAAATGAACTTGCACATCAGTTAATGAGTAAAGAGAATAAGTGACACTTCTCTAACTGTCCACCAGGCGCACCAGAATCGCCTCTGATGCCTTTATACTGACTTTGTTGAATCAAACCACACACGACATGGTTTTTCATTACACTACCAACTGGAAAGAAGGTACGGTGCGCCAGATGTTCATTCAAGAGGTTACACCAGAGTTTCAAGAAGGTGACAACAAATATGTTGCTATTGCTCTCAATCCTGAGAACAATACCAGCATGGTGATGTCAAAACCCCGCAGTCATTATGATACACTGCAGTGGGTTCGTAAGTTCTGTGGTTCTTTCTCTCTTCTGTACTGATGACTATTGGCATCTTTTTCCTGCTCGGTTTCATCATGGGAGCAGGACAAGTTATTCTTGTTCAACACATTCTTCGCGACTAATTATGAACATGACACCAAAACTCCATGTGTTTTGTAACGACGACACTGGAGAGATTGTATCAGTGATGGCATCATGTTTGGCAGCAGCAACTGCTAAACTACCTGAAGATTTTGAGTTCCACAACTATTACATTGAAGCATGAAGCACATCGTTGATCTCTACGTTGGTGGTAAAGTCTTCAAAGAAGAAGTGCAAGCAATCAGTCCTAAAGATGCACGAGAGACTGCACTTGCTCGCAATCCTAAGGCAAAAGTTGTTGGCGTGAATGTAAGTTTCAAATGAATTATCAATGCCCTCGTTGTTCTACCAGAGTTAAAGACTGGTCTGGTGATGACGCTAAATGTG